AGATTACTTTGTTCACAACTAATTTTATCTGCCTGACTAGGTGTAGGTGGTGTTACAGGATGACTATGAACAACGGCTGTTATCTCTCCAGTATTATCTGCCTTTACATAATCCTCTGGATCAATAATAAAACATTGATGGGAAGTCATAGATAAATTATTACAAGGAAAATATTTTTCTTTTCCTCGAATGTTTAATAAAAGACCACAAGACTCTTTAGGATCTTGGTCTTTCGCATGAGCAAGTGCATCTTCTTTCCAATTCATGCTATAAACGTACCAATCGAAGGAAATTCTGTTCTAGTACATTGTCTTTTAGGAGCACGAAT